ATAAGAAAGTGATTGCCGTAAACTCACACGATACTGAGGAGAGAAACAATGGTGGCACGTAAAATAAAATCACGTATTATTCTCGGAATGCTAACGGCGTGGTCAGTCACGTCTGTAACGTTAGTCTTCCTGTCCTTAGTTGGACGCCCGACGTATGCCGGCGCTAAACCCCCGGATGGTGAACCTACTGTCCCGCTTGCCAGCGCAATAGCCAGAAATAATGGCTTGGCAGAGTCTTCCGCAGGCTCGGTTGCCACCACCGATGTGCCTGCCAACACCTCACGCCCCCACATGTACTTCATATGGGTGCTACCCGTTCTATTCTTCGTGTGCCTCGCCATTGCTAGTGTTAACCTTAAACGCTGGATTGCTTACCGCGTCTCGGTGTACCTGAATCGCGCATGCCATAAACCAGTTCGCTCGTACAATTACTTGCGAAACTGTTTTAACCAGATGACATATGCGACGAAGCCGCCCTCCGACAGCCATACCCATCCCAACGTTGCTAGTGATAGGTCGAGCTCAACATTGCACGCTCAGCGGCTTGCGTTGAATATGGGGCTGACCCCATACTACATTCAGATGTCAGCAACAGATCAACGCAACAACCAAGCTGGTAGTCGTACGTACTATTGGGCTAAAGATTTCACTGCTGTCCCGGTCGACTTTGCGCCGCCGTCTGACAGTTTGCTAGTGCTTATCGACGTGGATTATTACATCGACGTCAATGCTCTGGCTCGTGAGTTCGCTATGCCTATGGTTATCTACACAGTCCAGCCTCAAGCTGCGGCCTACACGAGTAGTGAGTATTCATTCACATTCCTGAGTGATAACTCAATGTTGTATACCGTTAATGGTGGAGCTACCTATAACCACCAAGTCTGGAACTACGGCCATGATAGTCTGCTGATTAGGCCGCGGTGGTGGCAAATGTTGAATCCCTTTGCCTACAACTGCGCTGCCTACGACGTAGATCGACGGACTACCATAGAGAACCGAGCACTGATTCTCTTGACACCGCTCGCCCGCTGGAAAAGACTGGCTGCGATCGTTGCGGTGCTGGCAGTGAGTGGGCCTAGCCTGCGCCCGCTGCGTGTGGTGGAGGGGGAGTACCTGCGTTTGCGGGTGCAACGAGAGAATGGATTGCTGACGAGTACAGGACGCGTTGGGCAATACCATTGTGCGACCATACCGACCGACCTTGATGACGCCATAGCTGCGACCGCCCGCGTGGGGGTGACCACGTTGGCTGTGCCTAGTGTCCAGCGTTATTTTACAGGTGACGCTGCTGACATTCAGGTGCAGTCAGTTGCGGTAACGGAATATCATCGTCGGAAAGTGGGTCGCACCCCAGACACCGTGTACAACACGACCGTGGGTGTCCGGGCTTACCAGCCTTACACGGACGAGTATGATGCGGACGCCAAGCCTTTGGTTACTGCTTTCATGAACCCGATAATTGACGCCTGTTACGTCCCGGTTGCCGGTCCCGGCACTGAGCGCCAAGCTGTCAAGGGGCGGATCACTGACGTGGCAAATAGCACGAAAATGACCGCCCGCCTGAGTGGATTCATTGAGGACTTCCTGCACGAGACGATTCCAGCGCACAGCGTACGGACACTCCATCCGGAGACTGTAGATACCGTAATTGAGCGCCAGAACCGGCCGTCGCAGCGGGTGCTCATAAACCAGGCAATGGTAGGGGGAACAAGCAATAAACCGAAAGAAGTCTTCATCAAGGCAGAGACGTACGGCAAGATGAGTGATGCACGTCTGATCACTCAAATTTGCCCGACGGACAAGCTCGCCTACTCGCAGTTCATGTACAGCTTTACCGACCAGCTGTACAATTATCCTTGGTACGCCTTCGGCAAGACGCCCGTTGATATCGCTAAGCGTGTTAACCAGGTTCTACTGAGGGCCGAGACGGTCACCGCGACTGACTTTTCGCGGTTTGATGGACACGTGTCAGAAGTGTTGCGGGAGCTGGAGATTCGTACCCTTCTCCGACTCTTCCACCCTGCTTATGCTGAGGACCTGATACGCCTGCACCTGACCCAGTACGGGGGCCGCTGTTTTACTAGGAATGGCGTGTCCTACGAGCAGGGCCTGGCGCGGGCGTCCGGGTCACCGGAAACGAGCGGGATGAACACATGGGCCAACGCTTTCATCGCCTACGTACATTATCGCCTGATAGGAAATGGCCCCAAGCGCTACGACAAGCATGGGGCTTACGAGATGTTGGGTGTCTACGGCGGCGACGACGGACTTAGCCCCGACGCCGATGCTGGGAAGTACCACGCAGCTGCAGCAATGTGCGGCCAGGTCATCGAGGCCGAGGTCGTAAAGCGCGGCAGCAGCGGGGTCAAGTTCCTGGCTAGGCTGTACGGGCCTAATGTTTGGTATGACGGCGAAGGCGCAACCAACTCGTGTTGTGACGTGGCGCGTCAGCTGGCTAAATTTCACACAACGCACAACTTGCCCGCCGGCATAACCCCAGCGGAGAAACTGGCAGAAAAGGCACGGTCATACTTGTTGACCGATCCTGAGACGCCGTTGATCTCCACTTTGTGCAAGGTGGCTCTCGAGGTGACGGGTGATCAAGTCGCCCGCCGTGAACTCGAGGGCCACATGCGCATCGGGGGCTGGTTTTCCATGTACGCACAGGACGTACAATTCCCCAACAAGTATGAGGAATGGATGGATGAGTTGATCGAGAAACAAATGCCCGGTTTCGATAGGGACCGGTTCCTGGGTTTCTTGACCGGCTGCGTGTGTATACCTGGATGGTGGAGCGTGGATGTCGATTACTTCATGAAGAGTTTCCCGCTATGCCTCGAGCCACAGGCGCCCAAGCCACATGCCACTGTCAGCATGGCTGTTAGGGGAGAGGTCGTCGTTGCAAGCACACCCCCGACAGCACCCGCCGCACCTCCAGCGGCGGAGAAGACCGAGAGGCGGAAGGTGAAACACCCCCCTCACAACAAGGGTAAGAAAGTCAGGGCGCCAAGGAAAGCCGCGCCCAGGGCCGATGCGCCCGTGTGGCCCCGCGCCACAACTCCTGCCCCCTCCTGGCCGACAACCCGGCCAGTGGGGTAGGCGTGGCTTCACCCACCGTGGAGCGAGGCACCGACAACTGGTGTCCACGGTGGTGTAACTCGCACCATGGAGCTCTCGGGCTTACGACCGGCCCGTTCCAATAAACGCAATGAAGAATAAGAGCTCCACGCCCCCACAGAGGGCGGAAACTAAGACCTCGAGCCTAGCCTCTCGCCTCACTGACGAGATGGCGAGCGCCCAATACAGGCATCGTGACTGGTTTGACAGTATCATTGATGCTTTGTCCAACGAATCGGCGGCCAATCAAGACGCCATTCGAGCACTGATTGACCCTGGTCACAGCGCTGCAGTGTTGAGAAACGCTGCTCCGCTGCCTTCCCCAAGGGTAGGGTCAAATGTGTTCACAAGTCCTTCGGTGTGTACTCACGACATCACCGTTGCCGTGGACACATTTGTCTTTACTGTTCCAGAGCCTTCCATCGCTTTCTGTACCTACACTGCAGGAGACACCGTGGTTTACGCTTACCCCGCAAGCCACGCGTCTGCAGTCACCCCGTACAACCCGACTATCTGGATGAGAGAGCGCGACTACATAGGTGTTCGCTGCACAGCGAAGAGCCTTACCATTGAGAACACGACTCCAACGATCTCACGTGGTGGCTACACCCTTGCACGCCGCATCACCCCCAATTTCATCACTCGTGATAGCAATTTCCAGTCAGGAACGGTCGCTTTGACCACCTATGGAAATATGCGGTTGCTACAAGACATTCCTCTGACCGCGTCCCAGTTTGAGTCCGGATCTGACTTCGCACGATTCGGGCCTGACGGGGCGTACCTGGTCTGCTCCTTGCTGTCCGAACACTTCGACGTCGCTGACGACTTGACGAAGAATGTGTTCCAAGGCATGAGCGGCTTAGGGAATCCAGATACCACCAATTGCAACAAATTCCTTGTTGGCACCACTGACAGTCTTGTCGGTGATGATGTTAACTCAACCACAGTGTTCCCTGTGGTTTGGGCTAATGGCACGGTCCTTTATATGGAGGGCCAGACCAACGCTACGTTTGCCACAGGGTTCAACGACCAAATGAGTACTGTGATCGCACTCCTGCGTCCGCCTGCAGGAACAACACAGACCTACAGCGTCAAGGAGCATGTTCGAAATGAACTCCTTGTGGGCGCCCGGTCCCCTGACTATCCCAAGTCAGTGGCCGTAATGCCTTACATCGACAATTTCAACAAGCTCCTTGTGCTGTCGGCGGAAATGCCTGGCATGTACGAAGCGTCGTACAACGGTGGAGGAAAGGTTTGGAACGCTTTCAAGAAAGGCCTGTCCTGGGTGGGCAACAAGATCGTTAAACCGACTCTTGGAGCCGCCTTGGGAGGGTTCAAGAATGCTGTGTCTGGAGCGCTAGCTTAGACACGCTGAGGCCTTACACTGACAACACGAGCACAACCATGCTCGGATTTTCCCCGATGAACTAAGGGAAACG